TCTCAGTCTCTCAACATACGTGTCCCGATTGACGGGCAATCCCCTGAGAGTATAAGGCTGCATACAAGGCATGACTGTGATAGCACAATGGTCAATAGAGTTTTCACTAAAGTAGACAACCCCGAGGATGTAGGATGAAGACGCACAAGTTAAGACTAGTGCTGGCACTTACACTACTGACGGTGGTCCCAGCCTGCGGAAGTAGCCCCCTTAACCTACTTACGGGTGGTGGCCCTAATGTGGCAGCTAATGTACAAGCCGGTAAGACCAACAGTCAGACAGTAGGTACAACTGAAAATACCTCACAGAAGATTGTTAGACCTCGGGCCAGAGACATCAGGCAGTCGAGTGACAAGAATTCTGTTAGGTCTGATGCAGTAGAGAACCTTACGGTGAATGAGACACCTTTATGGGTTATCCTGTTGCTTATCCTAGGGTGGCTATTTCCATCGCCGGGGGAGATAGGCAGGTTTATCCGCAGTCTGTTCAAAAAGGAACGTAGTTCCGGTGCACCGTAGGTGCTAAAGAAAAAAGGCCGACTCCTAAGAGCCAGCCCAAATTCATTTTCAGTTGTAGCCCCTTGTCATTAGTTTGGCAGGGGGTTTTCTTATATCTTAAGCAGACTCACCCAGACAGTTACCAAGGAAAATCTCTTGAACCTCCTCTACCGGCTTATCACCGTGGGCTTCATACACGAAGTAAGTTGCCATATTAGCTGTGTCAAGGGGCACACCAATAGAGACCATCCCGATAACGGTTTGTCGAGGGGGAACACCATCGTCACGCATCTCCCCGATAACACCAATGAGCTCTTGGGCACCAAGGCAGGCTTCCCGTTCGGTCATTTGTGCAGTTGCAGGTGTAGCAACCACAAGGGTGATTGCAGTGGCGATAGTTGCGAGTGTAGTCTTAATCATCGTTAGGTTCCTTCTCTTGAGTAAAGCTAGTAAAGTTCTCGTCTTTAGTGTCTAGGTAAAGAAACATATAAGAGGTTACAAGAGACAAGTCATGTATCTTACTCCACATACGTCCTACTGCAATAACTAGTACAAAAGATACAAGTAGGGTTCCTACTAGAAGTACATTAGTCACCCTTTGTCTCCTTTCTCTGCTGCTTCAATAAGCCATGTAAGGTACACATCTGCCTTTTTCAAGTCCTCTGCCCCCTTTTTATATCGCCACCTATGGGTATATTTCTTCAAGTTCCCTTGTAGGTAACCAAGGTACTCCTCATGGGTAAGAGAATCTCTTATGTATTCGATACACTCGATATTACCTTGCCCGTAGTGGCTTGGACTATTCACTTGGTCTTCATACCTAACCAGAGTTACGTGAGCCTTTTTGGTCAGTAGTTCATTAGGAACACCATCAAAGATTACACCCAACCAACCATCATCGTGAACCTTTGTGACAATACCCGTGCTGACAAATTTCCCCTTATCTGGCCCTTCATCACGGATGTAACCTGTCTTTTGGGAAAGGTCTGCTACTTTATCACCAACCTTAAACTCTTTTTCAGGGCCTTCTTCAATAGGCTCAAGGTCTTCACTACCAGTGTCATAACCCACAAAAGGTGTCTCTTTATCTCCTTGTCCACCCTTTAGCATATATTCATGGTATCTCATCAAGTATAGTCCTTCAAACCATGTTTGTCAATATCTTTAAGCATATTCTCTAGTTGCCACTTAACATCTTCAATGCAAGTGCCCTCTATAGAAACAGGCCCCAGAGTCCACGCAGGTCCATCTTCCATATGATAAAACTCATGTACAGCATACCATTCCTCCCCATCGTCCTCTACGTGTTTCATCAGTTGGTAATGCCAGTTTGTCATTAGTCATATACTCCCGATTCTCTCTTGGCTTGCTCAAGTGCTTCCTCAGCAGCCTCTAGTGTCTTACAATAGGCAATATGTACCTTCTTACCTTCGATGTCAAGGGTAACCTTGAACCTGTCTCCTGAGCAGTTTTTATGCACTTGCTCAGGTGCTTTCTTCGGGTTAGATGGAATCACAACTACGGATACCAGTCTCTACATCAATGTAACAGGCTCCACCTTCCACTTCAGTTTCATCCTCTGTTGACTTACCTTCATCAACTACATCCTCAAAAGCTGAAGCATTAAGGATACCGAAGCGTTTACCTGCTGCACGGAAGGTAGTGCAACCTTTAGCGCCACCCTCATACGCTTGTAGGTACACATCCTTGAACTGGTCCCAAGTAACAGATTCACCTACGTTACAAGTCTTAGAGCAAGCACTATCAACCCATTCCTGAGCCGCTGTAAGCATACCTACATGAGCCTCAACTGAAATATTATCAGCCGTGATACACTCGATACCCCACTCACGATAGGCGTAGTCTTCTACCTTCTCGTACATAGGGCCATCTGTAGTTTGAACAGTGCGTGTGTAGGAGAGACTAAAGACAGGTTCGATACCTGAACTCACGTTGTTGGCAGTAAGGCTAATAGTACCAGTAGGTGCGATAGAAGTTAGGTGACTATTCCTGATACCACACTTACTAATAGCCTCTTGTACATCTGGGTCCAACTTATTGATAAACTCCCCTTGCATATACTTCTCAGCATCAAACAGTGGGAAAGAACCTTTCTCTGCTGCCAATTCTGCTGATGTCATGTAGCAACGGTTGGCAATGAACTTGAGGACTTCTCGTGTGAACTCCTTGGCCTCCTCAGTACCATACTCAATACCCAAGGCACCAAGAGCATTAGCCAACCCTGTGACACCAAGACCCATACGCCGTTTGTTCTTAGCCTCCTCCTCTTGTTGTTTCAGTGGGTATGTAGTCTCATCAATCACATTGTCCATAGCCCGAACCACATGAGGGATGTCGTGCTGTAGTTGGTCCCAGTCAAACTTGTAATCAACACCAAACATACTTTCATATGGAGTAACATACTTGGTAAGGTTGAAACTACCCAAAAGACAAGCCCCATATTCAGGGAGAGGTTGTTCGCCGCATGGGTTTGTGGCTGAGATTTCCTCGCAATACCAAAGGTTATTCATCTGATTAACCCGGTCAATGTAGATAACACCCGGCTCTGCCCAATCCCAAGTAGCCCGAAGGATAGACTCCCAAAGAGAACGGGCACGGATAGTATCAAACACACGACCATCCCACACAAGGTCAAAGTCTGCGTCTTGCTTGACAGCTTCCATAAAGGCATCAGTAACCAAAACAGAAATATTGAATTGTGTCAGGTGGTGACTATTGGTCTTGGCGGATACAAATTCAATGATGTCAGGGTGGTCTACCCGAAGACAACCCATCTGTGCGCCTCTACGGTGCCCTGCACTTGCGATAGTCTTGCAGAGGGCATCCATAATCCCCATAAAAGATACAGGACCAGATGCTTGAGACCCAAGGGACTTAATACGACTCCCCCTAGGGCGGATGTCACTAAAGTCATAACCTACACCCCCACCCATCTGCATCGTCTTGGCAGCTTCTCGTGCAACATCCATGATACCCATAAGGGAGTCAGGAACCTTCTGCATCACAAAACAGTTAAAGGCTGTCACACGACGATAGGAACCTGCTGCTGCTTGTACCCGGCCACCAGCAAGGAACCTTTGGTTCTCAATAATGTCATAAAACTTAGTAAAGTGTTCTCGTCCATCTGTAAGGGCACCTGCAACCCTCCCACATTTCTGATTGTATTCTTCCCCTTCTTGCCGGTATTTCTTCTCATCCGCCCATTTAGCGATAGGGATAATCGGTCCAGTCATTCAGTAGTATCCTTTATTCTTTCTCTTACACAAGGTCGTCTAGTTGTACTTTAGGTGCGTCCTTACGCCTCAACACTTTTCCGTCCTCACGATATTGAACAGTACCATCCTCTTGAACACACCTATCAAGGTTATTCTTATGCACTCGCCTGAGGGCTTCATCCAAGTCATACCCTTGGGCATTAGCATACCCGTATAGCACATACACAAGGTCAGCTAGTTCCTTGAGGTCATCCTTAGGGTTATCAGCCTCACGGAACTCCTCATACTCTTCATACACAAGGTCAAGAGACCGTAGGGCATTAGGCTCTTGGTTCATTACCTCAGCAAACTCTCGAACCATACTCATAACCCCACGGTCATTATACCTACGGGCGTACTTGTGTGAGAAGTCTTGCTTGTAGGCGTCATCTACAGGTGGTGCCCCATCGTAAGGATCGCTATAGTAGCCTTGGGCCGGGTCAGTATTAGCTTTAACCTCTGCCTCTACCACCTTACCAATAGCCCACTC